TACCGAAGACTTCGCCACACCAATCCGCCTGTCAATTTCATTCATCTCTTTCTCGATGACATCTAGAGATTTCATATAGTTCGTCTCCATCAACTCCCTTTGACTCTCGATACGTCCAAGGTTTGCTTCATGTTGCATAAGTTCGTAACGAGTGTTGCTCATGTTTTTATGATTATCTCTAGAAGTAAATCTTTATATCACTTTGGGACTCTCCCAGCCGCAAGATCTTTGAAATCGTCAATAAACATATCAAATCTTCCGAGGCGGTATTGTACCAATGCCCATAACATGAAAAACACAGTCTTTGTGAGATTATTTATATCGTTATCTTCCATCTTATATATGGGAGACACAACTCGGTGCATAAATGTTTCCTCCTTTTTCTGACCAGTCACGTACATCTCAGCTTGTGTGAGTGCACATGTATCATCATTTACAGACCAATGATAAAATAGAAAAGGTATGAGGATAGAGTAAAATTCTAGGTTGCGTTTGTCATTAGTGAAGGGAATCACGAGGATAGCAATAAGAAAAACGAGATGGATCCAAAATATTATGTTCATCTACTATAAGATGAGCGAAGAAAATTATGGAGGTATAACTCCTTCGTCATTAAGGAGACAAGAACTCGATCTAAGAGAAAAAAGTTGGAATGATCAACACGAAACTATATTGCGTCAATGGGGTGAAGCTTCTGGGTGTTATAGGTACATGAACCATAAAGCCTATCTCATGTATAAGTCTTTATCGATGCGTTTTACTTTACCTGTCATCGTTCTGTCAACCATAACTGGTACAGCGAACTTTGCTCAGGATCAATTCCCTGCGTCAATACAGGGTTCTGTGCCATCTATTATTGGTGGTCTTAACCTTGTAGCCGGTCTCATAGCGACGATTATGCAATTTCTAAAGATTAACGAATTGATGGAGAATCATAAGACAGCTGCACTCGCTTATGGTCTTCTGTCCCGAAACATTCGTCTCATGATGGCTTTACCTAGACGTGAGCGTAATGCTGATGGTTTAGATTTTGTAAATGCATGCAAGGCTGAATATGATCGTCTGATAGAACAGTCACCAGCTGTTCCTACAAGCATCCTCAATGATTTTGAAAAGGAATACCCCCTGGATAATATGTTCACCAAACCAGAAATTCTTAATGTCCGAGCCATACCAAAGCTGAAAATTGCGAACATCACAGAATCTATCACCAAAGGTGGACCATTTAGTAAATGGGGTGAATTGATCAAATCTAAAAGTGAGTACAATGAAAAAACTAAACTTTTAGAACAGATGGAGTCTGAAGAAGAGGAGGAGGAAGAGGAAGAGGAAGAGGAAGACGCTAAATCTGCGGTGTCTGAAGAAGCGATAGACGTTGAGCAAGGTACACCAAAAGAATGAGTACAGCGATATTAGTTAAAGCTGCACACAATGCATATGGTAAAATTTTCCTTTTTAAAGGTTTTACGATACGTTCTTGTAGTGCGTCATTTTCTAGCACCAAATCTATGGCTTGATTAGTAAGGTCATCAATGGACTCTTTCATTAAAATAGTTGAACAAAAAAAGGAAGAGCCTGTTGCCACACTCCACACGAAGCAGATTGACTTATTGAAGAAATATATATCCGAACGGAAGAATGTATTTATATGTGGTTCAACAGGTGTTGGTAAATCGTATTTACTAAAATGTGTTCTGAATGAAACAAATAGTGTAGAAATAGAAAAAGATCATCTAAAGTCTAAATCCCCTTTCCTGGCATTTATACAAACTGCCCCAAAGCATGCATTTATAGAAGACTACGATTCAGATTTTAAATCTATCGTAGAGAAGGTTTCCGATGGATCACGGATGACACGGGGATCACTGGTAGTAACATCAGTAAATATGTGTATGTTTCCTAATTTTGAGACAATATTCATACCTAGACATAAACCTGATAAATTGTTAACACTTGTAGAAGATAAATCTTCAGTCGCAGAGAATGCAGCAATTAGATGTAATGGTAACATTCGGGACTTTTTCACGTATTTAGAGGGTTTCGATGATAAAGATGTTTTCAAAAACCCTAAAGAGTATATTAAGGATATTCTAAGTGATCCATGTTCTATAGGTATCCCAGAATCAATACATGAACATGGTCATATCTGGGATATATTTCAAGAGAATTACCTAGATTCTGTGGGTGTGGATGTGACACGTGTCTCATCTGCATTTTGTGAAGCAGACGTGTACGATACACAAATGTATACAACAGGTGATTGGCATCTAATGGCGTATTTTATAGTGAACGCCCTTGTGATACCAAAATGTGCACTCGGGAAACCATTAGACAAAGACACGATTAGACCCGGAAGTTGTTGGACAAAGTATGGAAACTTCAAGATGAGAGATCAAAAGTACAAAGAGATTCAAAAGAGAAATGGTCACAATCTACATATAGAGGATCTTTGCCTCATAAAGAAGTATGCAGAAAATGGAGACTTACAACCTATGTTAGATTATGGTTTAACCCCACAGGATTTCGATGTGATGAATCATTTAGCAGTAGGAAGTAAGTTAAAACAGAGGGACGTGACAAGAGTAAAGAAAGCATTGAAAAATGCCTATGAACAAAGAAAAGTCTGAAGAAGACGATGATGCTACCGAATGCACTAAGACTATCGGTAACGAGCTCCATTTTTATGGGGATATTACACCCGAAAACACCCTAGAGTTTGTTGAGGCTTTCAAGAAATTGGAAATTCATCTACTCAAGCAACAAGCCGATCTTATTGGTTATGAACCACAGATTCGTGTTCATATTATGAGTGGTGGTGGTGATGTCTATTCAGGATTTGCTCTCAAGAACATCCTAGAAAAGTCTAGGGTTAAGGTCGTCACAATCGCTCAAGGTTCTTGCTGCTCTGCTGCTACTTTCATGTTTTTGGGTGGATCAGAGCGTCGCATGGGACAAAATGCGTATCTTCTGATTCATCAGATTTCAACTGAGATTTGGGGAGAATACAAAGATCTCAAGAATGAAATGAAAAATTGCGAAAAACTCATGAAGAATCTTAAGACTATGTATATGGAGAAAACTGAAATTCCAGAGAAGAAATTCAAGAAATTGATGAAGAAAGACCTCTATTTGTCGGCATCAAAGTGTCTAAAGTATAAGATTGCTCACGCCGTTGATTAATCGTGACATATCTGCGATAGAGGCCCAATAAACACAAAACTATAAATATAATTGCAAATGTATTGGCATTCATAGGCAGATTTGTGCGTTCTGGTGGCCTAAGTCGCTCCATTCTACCATAATTTACAACTGGTATCATATTTAAAGTTGAGAAATTATTCAAACGTATAATGGAACGCCTTATCCGCAAAGACAAGAACGATCGTGAACGTTTTACCGATATTCACGTGGAAGACCTCGGTGACGGAACCGCTGATATTGTGAAAACGAGTGGTATGGTCGGTAGTGACAAAGTTACCATCTCGCGCACAAATGTGAAGACTGGTTACGAGAAAGCATTTGCTCGCGCCCAAACAATGTGGAACAATGAGCACACCAAGTGCAATCAGGTGTTGCCTATGCTCGCCAACAAGTGGGAAAATCGCAAGAAATACATCTCTCAGCCGTTCTACGTTCAACCCAAGCTTGACGGTGTACGTTTACTGGTCGGCAAAAATGGGGGTATCTCGAGGACTGGTAAGATTGTACCCGGAACCGAGATTCTCGGGGAGGGTCTTGAACCGGGTCAATATGTTGATGGTGAAGCTTTTGACCCCAATCTCAACTTTGAGGAACTCACGAGTGTATTCAAGACTGACCCCTTGAAGCTCAAGTTTCATGTTTTTGACTACTTTGACCTCAACAAGCTTGACATGACCTTTGAGGAACGCTGGAAAAGGGTTAAGTCTCTCAAGAACCCCCACTACGAGTATGTGAAGACTACGCTTGTCATGTTGCGGGATCACGTCCCCTCCATTCATCAGCAACATGTCAAGGAGGGTCACGAGGGTACGATGATTAGAGACAAAGACAGTGTATATGAAGTGGGTCAGAGAAGCAACTACCTTCTCAAGTTCAAGGATTTCCAGACCGAGGAATATGAGATTGTTGGTGCCAAAACAGGGCATGGTAGGGATGCAAACGCTGTCGTTTGGGTCTGTAAAACACGAGATGATCACGAGTTTACTGTTAGACCCGAGGGTACGATTGCTCAACGCGAAGAGCATTACAAGAATTATAAGAAATATATCGGAAAGATGCTCACAGTTCGTTTCCAAAACCTGACGACCCTCGGTGTACCCAGATTCCCCGTAGGTGTGTGTATTAGAGATTATGAATAATGTTCATATAAATAAATGAACACCAAAATTGCCATAGATGTAGATGAAGTCCTTGTCCACTTATTGAAACCTATGGCTAAAAGGAGGGGGGTGAAGTTACCTAAAAACAAAAAATACAATTACCTTTATAGAGAAATTTTCAATTGCACAGAAGAAGAATCACAAAAAATTCTCAACGAGTTTTACTTTTCAGAAGATTTTAAAAATTTGCAACCGATTAAAGGGTCTCAGTATGCTATGCAAAATCTGAATACGGTGTTTGATAAAATGTATATAGTCACAGGTCGTCAAGAAATTGTACGAGAACCCACTGAACTTTGGATTGAACATTTCTTTCCAGGTGTTTTTCATGATATCATTCTCACAAATAGTTTTACAGAAAATGAAATCAAAAAGGCTGATGTGTGTCGTGCTCTAGGAATTGGTTGTATTATTGATGATAGCATGAGTACATGTCTTGAGTGTATAGATTCCGGTATAGAGGCTTTAAACTTTATCGGAGAGGATACGTACCCATGGTGTGAAGTGACAAAAATTAGTATACCTGGTTGGGGAAATAGTTTAAAAAAGTGATCCTATATTTATCAAATGGTTCATAAAAAACAGATATTTCTGTTTGATGATGTCATACCAGAAGAAACTTGTAACAAGTATATAAATCTAATTGATAATACACCAGATCTTCACGAAGAAAAATGGGGGAATAATACAAATGTCCAATGTAAATTTTTACCTTCCCCGCCAACTAGGGGAATGGATGATGAAATATATCAGATAGTAACTCGTCTTGCATCTAAGATTCGAGAATGCAACCCATCAATCAGAATAGACACTGATTCAGGATATCAACTTAGAAAAATTCATGGCGAAACACGATTGCATAGTGATGGAACTATACCGGGCGAGTCCCATGATACACCAAGATGTTTGAGTCTTATAATAGCTCTCAATGATAATTATGAAGGTGGTGAAATGTATTTTCCAAATCAGGAGTTCAAAATTAGACTTAAGAGAGGTCAGGCGATAGCATTCCCACCTTATTGGACACATCCACATGGTGTTACTACACCTTTAAACGATACATATAGATATACTATCAATACATGGTTTCTTGAAAAGGTGCAGTTTCGAGAAAATAATTCTAACTAATTATATGAAACACTTTTACGCCATTCTGTTTTCAGTCCTTTTGGGGTATGCATATTATGAGATGATGGAAGCTTCTTTACCCACGGAAACTAATTGTAGTTATATGGCTGCACCTATGACAGACCTCCTCGCGTTTTTATGGGGGTTTGTACTTATGGGCTATGGTGTGAGATATGATAACGCTGTGTTGACCCTTTTGGGTTGCACAATTATCGTTGAACATATTTTCCAACTCAAGAGAAAGGTTTAATGTTCGCCCTCCTATGCAAACCCATAGCTGTTCCGATACCTAACGGAAATGTCGCCCTTCGCGCTAAAGATTGTCGTATAGCGTATGTAAAGCCATCTCAAGTCCAGGAAGGTATCTATGAACTTGAGATACTTGAAGCACCTCCAATAAATATTAGTGAAACGGATTCGTCAAATTAATCATTTTACCCGTCTTTGGTTTCATAAAAATAACTTCATCGCATTCACCACCTTTCATCACCATCTGAGCTTCTGTACATTTAGTTCCAGGTTGCTTGTAACGGTCACACGCAATCTGGGTTCTCGTCGTTATGTCCAACCTCTGACTGTAGCCGATGAATGTTCTGTCAACGATGCCATCCTTATCAAGAGCTTCAACTGTAACTTTCCATGAGTATTTGCCGAATTCCCAATACTTGGTATCGTCTGTAGGTGGTGGTGGGGCATCTAAAGCTGAAGCTCTTCGTCGTCCAAAACGACGTTTTATAGAAACGACCGGTTGAAACAATAACTGTGTTACACTTAGCATTGAGATATACTGTACACATGGTTTTAAGTTACTTTTACTATTTGGGAAATGTCAAATAGTAAAAGTAATGGTGCACCCAAGGAGGTTTGAACTCCTGGCCTTGCGCTTACTAAACGCACGCTCTACCACTGAGCTATGAGTGCTTACTTCTCTTCCAACCGGACTCGAACCGATGACCTACAGATTAACAGTCTGCCGCTCTACCAACTGAGCTATGGAAGAATGGTCCTCCCTATCTGAATCGAACAGATGACAAATGGAACTACAGTCCACTGCTCTACCAACTGAGCTAAGGAAGGATATAAGCTCCCACGTGGATTCGAACCACGGGTGGTGGATTCAAAGTCCACAGTGTTTGACCAACTACACTATAGGAGCAGATATATCAATATTAGTTACCTTTTCTTTAAGCTCATTTACATATTTAAATCCAATCAATGAAATTGAAAAAAGACCGGCTGAAGTGTTGGCTATGATCATTGGAATAATGCTATAGTACACGGAATATACGAGGCCCATGGTACTCGCTAACATGTTCAAGCTAAGAAACTTATAATCAATCGCATTAGTATCCTTCTCCTTGTATACGTGGTGTACTTGGGGTACAAACATGATGGAGATCAG